ACGCCACGACCGGCGAATGGATGAACATCCCCAATAAGTTTGGGCAATCGTCCGGCGATCTGTTGGGCACATCGGATCAACTCCTTGCGGAGATGTGGGATCCCATTAACGGGCGCGTGCGGGTGGTCACGCTGTGGTGTAAGAAAGCCGTCCCGATCACGCTGGTGGTCGATCACAACTCCGGGCGTGTCTACAACATGCCCGACAAGGACAAGGCGAGAGCGTTTCTGGCGGCGATGGCGGAGAAAGCCGGACGCGATGCGGTCGCACAGTTTGAGCCGATTCAGAGTGACCGCACGTCAGCCGTGGTGCTGAAGGGTACGGCGATTACCGCGCCGGATATGTTCTCGGGTTTGCCCATGGAGTTTGCGGACCCTGAGTCTGCGAACGCACATCTTAACGCGCTTTCGCAGCGCGTGGGGATGGGCGTCTACCAGCAGTTCGAGGTGATGACTCGCAAGACAAAGAAACCGTACTTCTATAAGATGGTGTGGAATGAGATCCTGAAAGAAGGATTCTCGCCGTTCAGAGACCGGATGTATCCGTTCGCGGTCCTCATTGGCCAGCAATTCTCTGATACACCCGAATCGATCATGGGTATCGTGCGGCCACTGCACGATCCACAAGACGAGTTCAATAAGCGGTACAGTAACCTGCTGGCGAATCTCAACAGCTCAGTCAGCTCGGGGTGGTTCAATCGCAAAAGCGGCGGGGCGAACACGAGGCTGCTGTCTGAAGTCGGCTCGCGTCCTGGCGTCGTGGTGGAATACCAGTCTATCAAGCCTGAGCGCATTCAGCCGATGGAAATGAGTCAGGGGCACTTCATGCTCCTGAACCTTCAGCAGCAGAACATCCGCGTATCATCCGGCGTCAATGCCGACATGATGGGCGCGAATAACTCAACGACCGTATCCGGCCGTGCTATTCGGGCAAGACAGGCCGGGGGCGCGACGGTGCTGAAGCCCAGGCTGCGTCGATACGAAGAGGCGTACCTGGACCTCGCAAAGCTGTGGCTCTCTCGCGTGCAGCAATTCTGTCCGCCTGAGAAACTGAAACGCATCATCGGGGTGTTCGAGATGGGCGCGCCGTTGGGCGCAAATAACATGCCCATCTTCTCGGACCCACTGACCGGCCAGCCGATGCCGGAAGCGATGATCTATCAGACGCTCGCAACACTGACGAACATCCAGTTCGATCTGAAGTTGGACGTGACACCGAACACGGATTCGGAGCGTCAAGCGCAGTTTGAAAAGGGTATGTCGATGACGCAAGTGCTCACGAGTACCGGACGGCCTGTCGGCCCCGGCACGTTCTCGGCACTGTGCGACATGGCCGATCTTCCGACACGCTTCACCGAAGGTCTCAAGCGGGACATGATGCTCCCGCCGACCATGCCGCCGCAAGGAGGTGGTGGCGCAATCGGGAATGCGATGAATGCGATCAAGGGTGGTGCAGCCGGAGGGGGCGCAAACTCCTTCGGCGGTGCCCCATCGAGTGGTGAAGGCATGGACGGAACAAGCGGAGGACAGGGTGAGAAGAAAGAGCAGGAATGAACGATGATGTAATTACTGGGGTGGGCGCGCTCATTCTTATAGGGGGCGCGCTCTGCCCGTTCTTTCCGCAGGCGTGTCCCGCTGTCGCGGGGTTGCACGTAATCAAAACGTACTTGGAGAAAAGGAAAGCGGAGGAAGATGGCAAGCCAAGACCTAATGCCCCCCAAGATGTCGCCGTCAAAGCCGAAGAAGATGAAAGCCAAGAAAGCCAAAGCCACCGGGTTCGGGTTTAAGTTTAAGGAGAAATGCTAATGGCAACTGAGTTCGTTCGGCAGGAAGGTTCGTACGATCAATCGGTCAAAGTGAATACGGCGAGCCAATCGAAGTCGAAGGAGGCATCGTACTCGGCGAAGGCGACTCCGGCCAAGGAGCTTCCCTCGCACACGCAGTCTCCGAAAATGAGTAACAAGAGGTAACATGCTACCCGACCAGTTCGCGGCGATGGAGGAATCCCTGTGCGCGGCTGAGAAGTCCGGCAAGCATGGGCATAACGCAGGCATCTCTGTGGCACTGTGGCGTCTCCGTGGACTGGTGCTCGGCTATCGCTGGGCGCTCGACCATGGCTTCGTAGATCCACTCGTTGACCCAGAGGATAAACCATGTATGACGTGCCAGCCAACGACGTAGACCTTATTGCACAATTATACACCTGGCTTCCAATGTGGCAGAAGCTACTGAGGTTGCAGGACTGGAACATCACCGTCAACGTAAAGCGTCGATACCAGATGTCTGACCGCGACGTGCTTGGTCTGTGTAGACGGTACACCGACTCGAAGGACGCGGACATCGACATCCTTTCGGTACAGGATATTTCGGCGCACAAGGAAGGAGACGACGCCGACTATGAATTGACTTTGGTGCATGAGCTGTTGCACGTGCATTTCGCGTTTATGAACAACGACGAGGGGCATGCCCGACAGCAAGAGGAGTTAATCGTCAGTACGTTGTCTCGTGCGCTTGTGAAACTAAATCGGGACGGCCTTACCAGCTAGTCCCACGGACGTGAATTTGCGTAGTCGTCGTACGCGCCTGTCGCCGGGGTATTCGGGCGGTGGAGGTATTGTGGCTGTAAAAGTTGCGTCGTCGAAGTCAGATGGCATTATGGACAGTTCTCCCGAGATGGATTTTAACTCTCCTGAGTTTGCGGCTGCGCTCGCGGGCAAGGCCGTAGACAAGACGGAAGAGAAGGCGAAGGAATCGGCAGACGAAACGGCAGAGAAAGAACCGGGGTCTGCGCCCGACGAAGCCGAGACCGAAAAGGAATCCGACGAGAAGGAAGAATCGAGCAAAGAGGAAGACACAAAAGACGAGAGTGAACCGGCCTCCGTTAAGGCGCTTCGTAAAGAATTGAAGCGCGTTCGCGCAGCGAACCGTGAGAAGGACGAGAAACTCGAATCCCTCGAAGCGAAGGTGAACCAGCTCGCCGAGAAGTCCGACACCAAGGAGCTATCGGAGAAGGACCGTCAAGTCGTCAAGCTGACGAAGATGTCAGACACCGACTTCAAGCGGGTCTCGAACGAATGGCGAGACGAGCTTGTCGATGCTACCGCGAAGTTGCACGTTGCTCAGGCGCGAGGCGATGCCGAAGCCGAAGAGAGCGCGAAGCAGAGGGTTGCACGCGCGAAGGTGGCGCAGGATCTTTTGGACGAAGCAAAAGAGAAACGCGCCGAAGTCACCGTGCGATCTAAGGAGAAAGAAGACGAGGAACGGGGTCACATCGAGGAAAGTCTTGCGGCTATTCAAGACGACTTCTTGAAGACCCTCCCGGCACTCAAGGATCACGAGAGCGAAGCCTTTAAGGCTGGCGAACGCGAATACAATCGGCATAAGGCGCTGATGGCGAAGATGGGCCCGATGGGCCAGATGCTCGCGGTGGCGCTCGCGATCATTCGCAATCCGAAGCTCGTGGGACGCGATGCCGTGGCGGCACGGAAAGAACTCATCAACAACGTAGAGGAGGCCGCATCGAAAGCTCTCGATACGGGTGTCAAGGGCGGGACGAAGGGCAAAGGCATCCAGATGCCAGAGCCGGGAACTCAATCCTTTGAAGACTTCATCGAGAGGCTAAAGAGCGGCGGTTAAATGGCTGAGAACTTAACTACCCAATTTACCGACAGCACCAGTTCAGACGCCACGCAGAGCGTGTACAACACGCTGTTGCTTGTGCGTTCGACGTACCCGCTGATCCACCAAGTTCCTGTGCGCAAGTACAGCTTGAAACAGCGGACTGGTAAGACCATGATCTTCCGGCGCTTCGAGGCCCTGGCGAAAGCCAAGACCCCGTTGAACGAAGGCGCGCCTCCGGCCGGTAAAAAGAAAACGAAGACTGACGTGTCCATGACGATTAAGCCCTACGGAGACTTCATCGAAGACTCCGATATGGTGCTTAATACTCAACCGGACCCGCAGGCGTTGGAGAACATCGAGCTGCTTGGGCAGCAAGCCGGTGAGACCTTCGACGAGTTGTATCGCGA